ACCGAGTCGGACGATACCCGACCAAGCGTGACGGCGGCGCAACCTGGCACGGCATCTGGATGGACACCAACCCGATGGACGATGACCACTGGTGGCACAACATGGCCGAGAAGGAAAAGATGACCGGCGCATACGCGTGGAAGTTCTGGAAGCAACCAGGCGGCGTGATTGATGTCGTGCCGGAGGAGTTGCCAGACAACCCAGAGGCCAATGACCATGTATTCGCTGCAGGCAAGTGGTGGAAGGTCAACCCGCGTGCGGAGAACATCAACAACCTGCCGGGTGGCTACTACCAGCAGATGCTGCTGGGCAAGAACCTTGACTGGATCAAGTGCTATGCAGGCGGGCAGTACACCTATGTGCAGGAAGGTCGCCCCGTCTGGCCAGAGTATGAGGACGGCACCATGTCTGGCGACACCGAGGTCGATCCAACGGTGCCGATTCAGGTCGGGCTGGACTTTGGTTTGACCCCTGCTGCCACCGTTGGACAGCGCCTGCCAAATGGTCGCTGGGTCATCCACGACGAGATCGTCACCTTCGACATGGGCCTGGAGCGCTTCGGCCACCAGCTGCTCGCAGAGTTGAATGCTGCCTACCCGAATCACCAGGTACTGGTCTGGGGCGACCCGGCAGGTATGGCTCGAGATGCGATCTATGAGGTCACGGCTTTTGACTTCTTAAAGACGCTGGGCCTGCGGGCACAGCCCACTGCCAGCAACGATTTCAAGGTGCGCCGAGAAGCCGCTGCAGCGCCCATGCAGCGCTTAATCCAAGGTAAGCCAGGCCTGATCGTCAACCGCAAGTGCAAGCTGCTGAGAAAAGCCCTGGGCGGCGGCTACCACTTTAAGCGGGTGGCCATCGGCGCAGGTCAGGAACGGTTCAGAGATGCGCCCAACAAGAATGAGCACTCGCACATTGGTGACTCGTTTGGCTACCTGATGCTGGGTGGCGGCGAGTACAACCGCATGACGAGAACCCACCAGCTCGGCGGCAGACCACCGGCACAGGTACAGGCCGGGACTGACTTCGACATCTTTGCCTGATATATCGCAGAGCAATCACACTGATTGATGCATGTCCATAGTTCAATAGAATCCGTTGGTATATGAGCGCCTTTGAAGTTGACCTGCAGATCGTTCACCACTTCAGCAGCGGCGTGTACGCACGTCAGATGACCCTGCCAGCTGGGCATTTTGCTGTGACGCACGCGCATGACTATGACCACCTGAGCATTCTTGCCAGTGGTCGCGCTGTGGTGGAAACAGACGGTGAAACGGTTGAGTACATCGCCCCGGCCTGCATTGAGATCAAGGCTGGCATCAACCACAAGGTCATGGCGCTTGAGGATGTTGTCTGGTTCTGCATCCATGCAACGGACGAGACAGACGAGTCAAAGATCGATGAAGTTTTGCTAGGGAGATAACCATGCCTTTCATTGCTGCAGCCATTTTCGCAACGGCAGCATATAGCTCATACGAGGGTCGCAAAGCCCGCAAAGACGCAGAGCGTCAGCAGGAACGTGCCCTGCAGCAGCAGAAGTCTGATGCAGAGGCAATGCGCACTGAAGTCGCCCGTCAGACCGCTGAATACCAGAAGCAGAGCACGTCGCTGCAGCAGCAGTCGGATCTGGCTCGTCAGCAGTTTGACGCGCAGCAGCTGCAGTACAAAGAGAACAAGCTGGCAATGGAGCAGAAAGCCAAGGAAGTGCAAGCGGCTGCCGACGAGGAACGTCGCAAGGCTGCGGCATCTGAAGCATCTGCGCTACGGGCTCGCACTCGAGGTGGTCGCAGATCGCTGCTGTCTCAAGAGCGCATGACACCTGAGCTCGGAGTTGAAGCCACAACCCTCGGCTCCGGCATGAGGATTCAGTAATGGCGACCGCATATCAGAAGCGGATGATGCTGCGCAAGCAGTCTGACCTGACTCGCATTGCAGAGCAGTACAAGCAAAATATTGAGTCGATGACTGGTCAGTACGAGTCTGAATACGCCGCGTATCAGAAGCAGCGCGATGAACTCATGGCTCCGTATGAAGCGGCTGTTAAGCAATACAAAGAAGTGCAAATGCCTCAGTACGAATCTGCAGCAGCTGCATATAGGCAGCGTCTTGACGATTTCAACAGCAGGCTTTCTCAGTATGAGTCCGATGTCGGAGGTCAAGATCTTGTCGTCCCTGGAGACAAGAACGTAAGGCTTATACAAAAAGGAAACGCATCAACAGCGTATGCAAACATCAATGGCAGGGATTATTTCTTGCATGAATTGCCTGAAGGCTACTCAGCAAAACGAATCACTACGCCACAAGGAAAAATAACTTTTGAGTTGTACAAGCCGAGAGAGCGCGGCCCGGTTCCGACATTTACTGAAAAAGCTCCTGAAGCACCATCTGCTCCGACAGCTCCGCAACTTCCTGAATTTGACACAGGAAAATTTGAGCAACAGAAGCAACAGCTGCAAACAGGCTATCAGCGCGAAGTTGGCGAGCGCAAAGGTGCGCGACTGGCCGCTGTATCGCGCAGAACATCAAGACCGTTAATGAAGGACGCATGATGGACAAAGTGAAGAAAGTGATGGGTGAGTACAAGGAAGGCAATCTGAAGTCGAGCTCAGGCCAAAAGGTGACGAGCCGTGACCAAGCAATTGCCATCGCGCTGTCAGAGCAGGATCGTGCCAAGCGCAAGCGTGGACTGATGAACAAATCAAAGGCGTGACATGGCAACTAGGTCAATGCTCCGTGATGTAGAGCTGGAGGAAGAAGAAGGACACAAATGTCCGCTTCCGACGCGAGATCTGCACGTCAACCTAAAGAACAGAACCATTGCTTTCACCAGCTATGGCTACGGCCCAGCAAATCCTGGTGAGCCGTCAAAACCGTTTTGGACTCGGAAGTCAATTATCTGGAATTGCCCTGAGTCAGAAGCCAAGACCATGCGCTGCGGTAACTGCGCTGCATTTATTCAGACATCGCAGATGCTTGAGTGCATCAAGGCTGGCATTGAGGCAAAAGATCCGCAGCTGGAAGCTGGCTATGACGATGACGTTATGGAAGCCGCCAACCTTGGCTATTGCGAACTGCTGCATTTCAAGTGCGCTGGCGACCGTACATGTGACGCTTGGCTGGTCGGTGGCCCAATTACTGACAAGAATGAGAAGGATGACTAGCAATGGTTAAGGAACCACTAGGCGGCAAGCGTCTGAAGGTCGAGGAGATCATCAAGCGCCAAGCTGCAGCGCAGACAAAGAAGGACGAGTTTCAGCAGCTGTATCAGGACGCGTATGAGTTCGCCCTGCCCCAGCGTCAGCTGTATGGAGTCTGGGAAGGTGGCGCGACCGGCAGCAAGAAGATGCAGCGCGTCTTTGACTCGACTGCCATCAACTCGACCCAGCGGTTTGCCAACCGTCTGCAATCAGTGGTGTTCCCGCCGCAGCGCAAGTGGTCGCGGCTTGAGGCTGGCCCGACCATCCCGTTTGAGAAGAAAACGATGCTGCAGCAGATCTTGGACTCTTACGGAGACAAGATGTTTGACGTGCTGAAGCAGTCCAACTTCGACATCGCCATCGGTGAATTCCTGCTGGATCTGGCTGTCGGCACTGCCTGCATGATGGTGCAGCCTGGTGATGATGTGTCGCCAATCAACTTTGTGCCGGTGCCGCTGTTTCTGGTCAGCTACGAGGAAGGCGCAAACGGTCAGGTCGATAACGTCTATCGCCGGATGCGCCTGAAGGGCGAAAGCATTGAGCGCCAGTGGCCTGATGCCAAGCTGTCGCCCAACCTTAAGCGCCGCATCGAGCAGAAACCCGCAGAGGAAATCGAGCTGCTGGAAGCAACCATCTACGACGCTGGCCGTGGCGACTACTGCTATCACGTCATCTGGAAGGAAGGCAAAGAGGAACTGGTCTACCGCCGCCGCAAATCATCGCCCTGGGTGATCTCGCGGTACATGAAGGTTGCAGGCGAGATCTACGGTCGCGGCCCGCTGATGACTGCCCTGCCAGACATCAAGACGCTGAACAAAACCATCGAGCTCCTGCTAAAGAACGCCAGCATCGCGGTCGCTGGTGTGTACACGGCAGCAGACGATGGCGTGCTGAACCCGAACACGGTCAAGATCATTCCCGGCGCGATCATCCCTGTTGCTCGCAACGGTGGCCCGCAAGGCCCAGCCCTGCAAGCCTTGCCACGCTCCGGCGATTTCAACGTCAGCCAGCTGGTCATCAACGATCTGCGCAGCAACATCAAGCGCATCCTGCTGGACGAGTCCCTGCCTCCAGAGAATATGTCTGCACGGTCGGCAACCGAAATTGTCGAGCGTATGAAAGAGCTCTCGCAAAACCTTGGCTCTGCATTCGGTCGCCTGATTAACGAAACGATGATCCCGCTGGTGGCCAAGATCCTTGAGGTCATGGACGAGCGCGGTCTGATTCAGCTGCCACTGCGCGTCAACGGCCTTGAGGTCAAGGTGGTGCCGGTCGCACCGCTGGCGATGGCGCAGAACATGGAAGAAGTGAACGCGATCATCCAGTACCAGCAGCTGATGCAGTCTGGCGCGTTTGGCTCAGATGGCCAGGTGGCGCTTAAGAACGAGGTCGCGGTCGATTATGTGGGCGACAAGCTGGGCGTGCCAGCAATGGTTCGCAACACCGCCGAGGAACGCGCTGTCATCAAGGAAGAAGCCCAGCAGCAGCAGGCAATGGCTGCGATGGCGCAGGCTCAGATGATGCAGCAAGGCGTACAGCCAGCAGCCCCTGAAGGAGCGCCCGCATGAGCTGGGAGGACTTGGAAGCATTAGATGAGTCGCCTGACATCCGTGCCGCTACCCAGCAGCGCGATGACCTGGCAAGGCTCTGCCTGCGCGTACTCGGCACCGAGGATGGACTGGCGCTGCTGAAGTGGCTGCAGGAAATGTATGTGGACGTGCCTGTCGCCGTGCCGGGCACTGACCCCTCGCACGCGTACTTTGCAGAAGGGCAGAGAAACGTCGTGCGGGACTTAATGGCGCGGATCAACCAAGCAAGGAACCTATGACTACAGACACCGCCGTCGAGCCCAGTGCTGGCACTGGCCTACTCGATAACGTGAACCTGCAAGACGATACCAATACGGAAACCAAGGATGCGGTCGCCATCGACCACAAGACACCGGAAAAC